AATTTGAATAGATTTTTAGCCATAGTGTTCCACCGTCACTTTCTTGTTCCAATCTAATGGAATAAGTTCCTCGATTCCTTCAAGTGGTTCTCCAAAAGTCCGCCACGTTTTACCAAAGAATCTAACTTTTTTATTTTCCCAATCATGAGTATCCTTTTTTGGAATAGCTAGAGTATAGATTGCTTTTTTTCCTGTCAAAGTAAGCTGATTAACAATATCATCCGATGAGGTTGGGGAAACCAAGACGTTATTGACCACGATTTCCTTATCTTCATAAATTGGGTTTCCAAAAGGGTCTTTTCCTGTTTCTACACTGTCAATCAAAGTTACAGCAATTCCCTTAATCATTCCCATAAAAATCAATCACCCCAAATCTTTGTTTTTTTAGTCCTAAACGGCTTAATTCAGAATTTTTTATGAATAAACCACCTCCAGGAACAAGATATGAACCAGAAACAGAGTAACCAAGCGCACTCTCTGTTGTCTGAGTCATGGGTTCTTGATCAGTTGATGTCATAAGCGTTCTAGCAACAATATCTACCGTAACTGACTTTACAACACTTGCAAAATATGGAGGTTTTTCAGAAATCATTACATCTAAAGCCCTCCCCACTTTATCAGCTTCTTCACGTAAGGAATCTGAGACAATTTCAAGCAACTTTTCAGCTCGTTCTTTTTCATCTCCCTTTAAAGGGCGCCATAGCATCGTTAAATCATCAACTGTAGCAAAAGGATTCATATTACTCCTTTCCTTGCTCCATCATCAAATCATAAAGCACTTGTTTGTTTGCACGTTTATCATATTCAACACCAAAAGCATCTAACTCTTGCATGATTTGATCTTTAGTAATCCCGTCATAGTTCTCATCTACATTTGATTCTTCCACCACTTGCTCTTGTTCAGGTTTTTTGGAGTCTGCATCATTAGCTTGGATATCTATAACAGCTTCTTTCGATTCATTTTCAAGTACCCAATCTCCGCCAGAGATTTTGAAATCTGTGTCGATTGTGGCTTTAGTTAATGTATTAAAGTATCTCATTTATTACCTCCTTATTAAGAAGCTTCAGTTACCCGAGCAAATTTAGTAGCATCAAGGATACCCCAACCGAGGAACAACTCGGCACGAATGTAAACTTGGTTATATCCTTTAAGGTCAAGACCTGAGTTGTCTGGGTCACCGTATTGGATAATTTCGAGTGGTACTTCTTTCGCGTAACCCCATTTAAAGCCGTTAGCGAAATCTCCGATGATGGCGCGGTCATTTTGCGTCAACGACATATCAGATACTGTCTTATTGACATCTACTGGCAAGCCGTTAATAGTGTCAGGCGTTGCGCCCCATTTCAATTCAGGGAAAAGTGCATTTCCTTGCAAGTCTTTTTGCTTAGCGAGGGCTGAACGGAATGATGGATTGATTGCAATACCAGTTACATCAGCATCAACACCAGTTAACAACTCTACCGCATTTTCAATAGCGCCGTTGGGATCTGCAATGCCTCTTGGAGCTTCAACTTTTTGCGTAACTTTAGAGTCAAAGTGATTTGTCCCAATAACAGCCGATGCTGTACCTAGGCGAGGGTTGACACCGTGAAATGCCATTAAGTCAATACCACGAGCAACTTTTTTAGCAAAACCGTCATTAAACGCCTGCAAGATGTTAATTTTTTCTTCATCTGATGCGTACATAAATTCGTCTGAAATACGCGCACCGTACTCAACTTTGATTGGAACCATTGTCTGTGGAGCAAGCGTTACTCCGCCGTGAGTTTTCTTGCCGCTTTCAGCAACGACATCAATTTCTGAATCCATTGTAAACGTGAAAACTTTT